TTTTGATATATTCCATTTTTTTTTGTACGATTCGATTGTATTTTTATTTACCTTGTCTATTTTCTTGATAAAATTATAATAACTATTCATTTGCGATTCTACATGCATACTTGTAATTGGTGACATAGACAGACAAATATTGTTGTATATATCACAATCATTATAAGACTTTAGATTAAATGATACTGACATAGGCGGAGTCTCAAATAATATTTTTTTTTTAAAATAATAAATACCTATTCTATTTGTACCATTCATAAATGTTCTGGGTTTTGTATATGATATATGATCATCTTTATAACTTTTCCATTCAAATAACATAATAATAATAATATATGATAGAATAATATCTAATAACTAAATATTACAATCAATTTTAATGGCACTACAGAGATCAGAACAATATATAAAAAGATATCATAGAGAAGACATAAAATTTAACAATGAAATTTGTATTTTGCAATTATGCAAACACAAGAATATTATAGAAATAATTCAACATTACTATGCCGATACAACAAATATACCAACAATAATTACAAAAAAATGTGGAATTTCGTTAGATCATATTTTGTTCCAAAATATGGAATATAATTGCGATTCTATTATTTTGGATGTAGTATCTGGCCTAAAGTATTTGTCAAATTTATGTATTGCACATATGAATATTAAACCTGATAATATTGTCTATGATGGTAAAATTGCAAAAATAATAGATTTTGGATCGTCCGTATTTATATACAGCGATTATATTATGGTAAATAATCTTAAATCAGAATGTACACATACACCTCCAGAATATATACCTAATTCTACATATGAAGTTAGTCTTAAATATGATGTTTGGTCATTAGCAATTGTAATATATGAATTAAAAAATAACATAATGATGTATCAACATAATTCGTTACCAGGTTTAAGTGATATGGCCGAAGACAAAGATATTGAAGAATATAATGAATCGGTAATCGCCATCATGAGAACTGCCAAAATGCGTAGGAAGATATTAACAGGTATACCAATAAATTTATGGAGATGTTTAGAATCAGATGCATCTATAAGAATGAGTATTGATGATGTTTATCGTATAATTACTTCATAAATATGACTTAATTATATAAATGATAATAGGAAGACATTTAAGTATTTCACATGGATTAATAGAAATACCAAAATACGCACACCAAATAGATGCAAATGTTGTACAAATATTTTCTCACAATCCAAATAAATTTCATGAAAGACCCGTTGATGAGAAGATATGGCGTGAGTTTAACAAAGAATTAAATAAGTACAAAATAAAAGTTGTAATACATGCTCCTTATACAATTAATTTATGTCATAAAAAAGATTCTTTAAAAGGTTTATTATCTATTAAAACAATGATGGTAAATTTAAATGCAGCAGAATTAATACATAATCATTGTATTGGTGTTGTTGTACATTTAGGCAAGTCTCTAGAAAAGACAAAGACAAAAGCATTGAATAGATTTATTGAAAATATAAACTATTTGTCAGACAAAATGAGAACTATCAAAATAATTTTAGAAACGAGCTCAGGTCAAGGATCTGAAATAGGCTGGGATTTAGATGAACTTGCGTATATATATTCTAATGTTAATCACAATCACGTAAAAATATGTATTGATATTTGTCATATATGGTCAGCTGGATATGATGTATCAACCAAAAATAAAGTTATGAGATTCTTTGAATATGTATCGAAAATATTTGGATTGAATAATATTGTGTGTATTCATTTGAATAATAGTAAATTTGATTTAGGTTCAAAAAAAGACAGACATTCTGATTTAGAGGAAGGCAAGATACCAATCAATGGCATAAAAGAGATAATTAAAATAGCAAATAAATATTCTATACCATTAATAACAGAGACACCACTCGTAAATATTTTATATCAAGATGAATTAAAACTAATAAAAAAATTGATAAAATAAATAATATGAAATACTATTTTTCGTTAAATTATAGATTTAAAATGTCGAGTTATTTTTGGTCAACAAAAACACCTGAGCAAACTACTGCCGAAAAAATGCTATATGGAACTATAAATGCACTAGGACCAATAGTTATGAATATTGGATCTCAAGTTTCTTCTGAAAAAAAAGAACAACTAGAAGCAAATTGTAAAGGTATTGTTACAAATGTTGCAAATAACATAGTTGATAAAGCCAATAATACTGCTATGTTAGTAAATGATCTTGTCAACGACACATTAATATCTACAACAACAGAAATTCCAGAAAGTTATGAGTTAATGGATATGGTATCAATAGAAAAAATTAAATCAGTTTTACGAATCATGTATTCTAAAGATGTTACTTTTGATAAAAAATTGGAAATTATTAGTAAAGTAGCAGAAGAAACAGGTAAAAAAGAAGTTCGAATTTTATTATTAGGTGGTACTCAAACTGGAAAATCTGCTACAGCTAATTATGTTCTTAATTTAAATAATAAGATAGGCAATGGAAAAAATACAAAATCTGATACTAATGATATTAAATCTTATTCAATTATTCAGAATGGAATTAAAATCATCATAGATGATATACCTGGATTCGGTGATACAAAAGATAATAATTCTTCTGACGAAGGTGATGTGTGTCGTGATGATGTTTTTTATAATAAAATAGTTGATCATATTGGAAAGTGTAATTTGAATGAAGATACAACATTTGATGTTATATTATGGATAGCAAAAATAGATGATGTTATTACCAGATTTACTCGTGAAACAATAAATAATTTAACAAATGACCTAGGAAAAGAAATATGGAAAAATACAATGATAATATTAACACATTGCAACTCTGTTACTCCTCCTCAAATGTATTATGATATGGCATACGAAACAATAATACAATTATATGGAGATAGTCTTACTCCTAAAAAAAAAAGAAAAAATGCTGAATTAATGGCATGGAAGTCATATACTAATAACAAAATGAAAATGTGGAAAAAAGCATTTAAATTATATAATAAAGATATAACAGTATCATTAATTGAAAATAATATATATGTAAATGGTGTATGTGATTATGGAATAGGAAAATTACGCGACGGTACACTTATAATTGAAACATTTTACAATAATTTATTTAGTCTGATAGATATGTTAAAATCTCCAGTGATTATTACATTCCTAGCCGGAAAAATAGAATATATAGATACGATTACGAATGAACTGGTTGATTCTACAATACATATTCAACAAGATGTAATTATGAATGCTTCTGTTCAAATGAATACAGATGAAAAAATATCTATACCTGTTGGAGAGACAATTCCTTCCGATCAAGTTGCAATAAATTCAATACCGGTATTTAATGAACATCAAGTAGCATTAAATAGTATTGTTACAACAATAGCAAAACTGACTGGAAAAGAGTATAATAGTTCAACTACTAGTCCAGAATGGTATTTTTGTAACCTATTCTGAAAAAAATGATTGATTTTAATATGTGATTTGTTTAATATTTATAAAATTATTAAACAAACTATCATGTACGATAATCAAGTTTCGAATACTGTTGTTATAGAGACTGCTGTTATGTACTTGAAACAAAAAATATCACCATTCATAATGAATATAATTATAGACAAATATGTATACGAACATATTGAAAAAAGTATTATCATTAATAGATATTGGAATTGTATATTATTAATATTAATTTTCTTAGATAAAATAACATTAATAAATCTAATGAAATATTACTATTTTGTCATAATAATATTGTCCATACGAACTACTACTAAAATAATAAAATCACTTGAAAATGCAAATTATTTATTGATTGTAAATATACCAACCATAATAAATACTACGAAAGAATATTTGGATCGTATTTGTATTTTGTTTTTAATTCAATTATTCGGCATATATTATGATTTAAACATAGATATATACATTTATGTGTTTATGATAATTGCGACCATATACTCATTTACATTAGATTATTTAATATTAATAGTAAAAATAATTTATGTTTCAATATTAATAAATAATAATATTAAAAAATGCGTATTTTTGTATTTTTTTGAAACAGCATTTATCTTTTCATTACATCATTTATTTACCATTTACTGATATATCGTAAAATTGTGCCAATGGCATTATATATTTTTTTGTAAATTGTAATGCTATTTCCATTCTTATTAATAGGCCTTCGTCAATTGTATTTTCGATTAAAACATATTCAATATACAATTTGTCATATTTATTACCAGGTCTATCTAATCTACCTTTTATTTGTGGTAATGTATCTGGTGTAGGTGGTCTCATTATAATTGTATTGTATATTATCAAATCATTTAATCCATATGTACCTGCATGATATGTAACAATACAATGATTTGATTTTTCAGGATAAATAGGTATACCTAAATTGTCCGACCACAGTTCAGCTTCAGCTTTTGATCTGGCATATATTAAACATTTTCTTTTTTTTAACTCCAAATTTTTTATTAGCTTTTTTAAATCTAATACAAAGTTATTTGCAATTTCTATATCATTCACTAATAATCCAGATAATTTAGCATACTTTTTTTCGACACTAAGTTCCATATCATTTATCATATCATAATTTTTTCTGGATTTTTTGTCTAGGTTAAATTTGTGAATATTTACTATCCATTCTTTTTTAATATTCGATATATTCGATATTATTGATTCTACTAATATTGTATCTAAATATTCTCTCGTTTCTGGTAATCCGGATCCTAACATTTTTAACATATAATATAATTTATCATGTCGTGATCTGAAAAATGTCGCCGACATCATAATTAAATGTTTTGACAATAAACATTGTTTCCACGCTTCTTCTGTCCATAAAGCATCTTTATTTTGAACTGTTAAACATTCATCAATAATGACAAGTAGCCATTTATGACGTACTGGATTTTCTCTATTTCTTGCCATAGTAGTAACAACAATAGTATTACTTTTCACTTGTATCTTTTGTTTACTGCCTGTACCTTGAAATATTACATCAAAACCTTTTGTGTGTTTTTCAATTTCATCTTTCCATGTTTTTATTAGTGGATTACCAGGTAATAATACTAATACTCCATAATAAATAGAATCATTCTTATTTGTTATCATTAATTGTCTGGCTATTTCCAAAGAAGTTAAAGTTTTACCAGATCCAACATCAGATGCATTTCCTCTTCCACGTATTCCCATATTAAAATCATTAACTACTTTTTCTGCTGTTTCGATTTGATGATTCCATAATTTAGTTTTTATAATGGGTTTCGAAACGAACATATTTTGTTTTATTGTGGGTTTAAATATTATTCGTTTTAAATCAGATATTAATAAATGATAACCAGCTGTTTTCCTATCTAATACAAAATTTAATAGACCATGTGGTTTTATAGAATCTGGATAAAGATAGCAGAATAAATTTAAAAGTGCCCATACTTTTCCTTCTAATTTATAATTAATAGAATTTTGCATTTTTGATCCTGATCTATCTACCGGCCCTACCATAACAATATTATTATATTGATTGAATAACTTCATATATGTGACATATAATAATTCTTTATTCATATACATCCCATCTTTATTTGGTCTAACCCATTTAACATATTCACATACACTATTGTTTCTAAAAAATAATATATCCGAAAATGGTATATAATCTGCTGACATAATAGCCATTATTTTTTTGTGTATACTTTTAGAAATATATGCATTTGATGAATATGATACAGAACTAATACACATGGATCCATCAAAGAATTTAACAGGTTTATCATTAATATAAGGTATACTATTTTTAATATATATTTTAACTGTGTCATATTTCCATTTATATCCGATAGGTGGATCTAATTTAGTAAGGTTTATAGTTTTACTCGGAAATGCATTTAAAGCTTTTTCATTTGACGTTTCAGTCCATTTATTGCTTATTTTTATTTTGAGATAATTTACGTCGTCGCCACATATAATAACTTCTTTACCAGAATATTTGTACTTGTGGCCAAATAACAATATGAATACTGTGCGAGATATATGATATGGTATATTTTCTTTACCATTTGTTGAAATTTTTATTTTTTCAAAAGAATAACTATTCTGTTTGTAATTGCAAAAAAATTTCTGTATTTCTATTAAATCATTATCAACTACATATTCTGACTTGGTACGAACATTATACGCAGATGATATATCCCAAATATATCGAGATATTAATTTAGTATCCATTAAACCGGCCTTAATACATGCTTGATAATAGAGAATAATAGTTGGTTTACAATGATGATCGAAACTAGAGTATAGGACATTCTCATAAACTGATTTTTTGTTAAGAACCTCCGAATTAGACGCTAATTTTTTTAGATCATTTTTAAAAGAATAATATTTTGACAACATATTTCGATCACCTTCCATCATTGGTAAATATGTTAGTGCCAAATGCAAAGAATTATGAAAATCAGATTTGGTAATTGTAGTTTTAGTCGCATTTTCTAATTTTCTCCAATCATAAATATCATTCTTAGTATCAGATGAACATATGCATAGAGCCGTATTTTTTATAATTTTTAATAGGGTCTTATTAAATTTATATTCAGTATATTTTTGTGTTATTAATGTTAAACATATCATATCTAATAAATCTATTTGATTACTGTCTTTTTTATATGGTCTACAATCTTCAATTGTACTTATGAATAATCTCCATATTAATTGTTTTGAAGCTGATACTCTCATAAATCCATGTTCTGGTAAATTATAATTCGCACTTTCGTTTAGTTTATCAATAGTTTCCATTAAAATATTAGAAGCATATTTACCTCTTCTAATAGCTTTTTGTAATCTTGAAACTAACACAGATACTTCTCTATTATTATTTGAATTATTTTTATCTTCAAATAATTCAGTTAATTTAAATCCAATAATAATTTTATCATAAATTACATAATTTAAACCATCCTCTGGTTTTTGTAATGTTGTAGAAAATACGCCTTTTTTTATTCTAATCACAAATAAATATTTATAATCATTATTTGTTATGTCTGTTATTAGTTGTTGACTAGTCTGTATGTGCATTGTATGTATAACCGCATATGTAACAGGTGGTTTACCAATACGTGACTCTAATTTATTCATTGCACTGTGTAATGAAGTTCCATTAGAAAATTCTTTACCAATCCATTCTGGCGGAAAAACCGAATGACCAGTTTTTGAATTATAACCTATATCTCTTACAATTAATCTGGAGTGTAGAGGTGTTGTTCTTTCAGTTTCAATCCATTTGTCATAATCAGGAAATGTTTTCTTAACTATTTTTTTCAACATAAAATTATAATCATTAACTGCGACAGTAAACCACTTATGTAAAATATACCATATTTCTTCGAGAGATGTGATATGTAATATTTCCAATACAGTTGCATAATTTTCTTTTTTTAACATTTTTAAAACTTTTGTAATAACTACATCTGTCAATAGTGGTTTTATTGGATCTAATATTTCAACCGCTATTCCATAGAATTCACCATTTCTTTCTAATTTTGCAATATCACCTGATTTTGCCCCAAGTAATATGATTGTTTTACCATTTGTATCTTTCTCTTTATTGTAGACAAAATGCGACTTTGTATTTTTTTTGACAATATTAAGTAAATAATCATAATTAACATCTTCCATTGTAAATAGTAAATAACATCATAATTGTATGTAACTATTTCATCATTTTTTTATAAAAAAATTGCGCACAGTTAATACACACAAATCATACTGTCATAAAAATATATGTAAAAGAATATTTGTAATCTCCACAAAATAATATTTGTAATCTCTACAAAATAATATTTGTAATCTCTACAAAATGATGTTTACAATCCCCACGAAATAATATTTGTAATCTTCACAAAATAATATTTACAAATGTTCTATGTAAAAGAATATTTGCATCTCTACAAAATAATATTTACAAATGTTCTATGTAAAAGAATATTTGTATCTCTACAAAATAATATTTGTAATCTCCACAAAATAATATTTGTAATCTCTACAAAATAATATTTACAAATGTTCTATGTAAAAGAATATTTGTATCTCTACAAAATAATATTTGTAATCTCCACAAAATAATATTTGTAATCTCTACAAAATAATATTTACAAATGTTTTATGTAAAAGAATATTTGTAATCTCTACAAAATAATATTTACAAATGTTCTATGTAAAAGAATATTTGTAATCTCTACAAAATAATATTTACAAATGTTTTATGTAAAAGAATATTTGTAATCTCTACAAAATAATATTTACAAATGTTCTATGTAAAAGAATATTTGTAATCTCTACAAAATAATATTTACAAATGTTTTATGTAAAAGAATATTTGTAATCTCTACAAAATAATATTTACAAATGTTCTATGTAAAAGAATATTTGTATCTCTACAAAATAATATTTGTAATCTCTACAAAATAATATTTACAAATGTTCTATGTAAAAGAATATTTGTAATCTCTACAAAATAATATTTACAAATGTTCTGTGTAAAATAATATTTGTAATCTCCACAAAATAATATTTGTAATCTCTACAAAATAATATTTACAAATGTTCTATGTAAAATAATATTTGTAATCTCCACAAAATAATATTTACAAAATAATATTTACAAATGTTCTATGTAAAATAATATTTGTAATCTCCACAAAATAATATTTACAAATGTTCTGTGTAAAAGAATATTTGTAATCTCTACAAAATAATATTTACGAATGTTCTGTGTAAAAGAATATTTGTAATCTCCACAAAAAAATATTTGTATCTCCACAAAAAATATTTGTAACCTCTACAAAATAATATTTACAAAATAATATTTACAATCTCCACAAAAAAATATTTGTATCTCTACAAAATAATATTTGTAACCTCTACAAAATAATATTTGTAACCTCTACAAAATAATATTTACAAATGTTCTGTGTAAAATAATATATGTAAAAGAATATTTGTAACCTCTACAAAATAATATTTACAAATGTTATGTGTGAAATAGTGTTTGTAAAAGAATATTTGTAATCTCTACAAAATATTATTTGTACACTTTGTTATATGATTAAAAAATAGTAGATAGCCTGTTATTTTCTAATCATTACAATATTGTATCAGAGCTACTTTTTAATAGCCAAAATAGCCATTATACATGTTAATGCGTGCTTTTTTAGAGTCGTCGATTGTTACGTTGAAACCAGTTCTTTGTATATCTGTTTTTAGGTTAAATGTTGGACAGAATTCCTCCACAATTTCTGATTTAGTAGAAGTCTGATACTCAAAAGAACACGTCTTGCCCCAATGGTTGCGCATTGTACGATAGCGATCATCCGTTAAAACATCGACTTCATAGCCACTATTTTTGTACATATGTGCAAGTAAAAGCGCCAAATAGTCATCAGCTTCACCAAATCCAAAAGAAGTCACTACATGAACATTTTTAGTGTGATCAAGAATTGTTTTTTGGAAGGACTCGCAAAAATATTCCCAAATTTCATCACAACCAAATCTTTGTATAACGTAGATAAACAAAGTATCTCGCTTCTTTTCGGAAAGAAATATTGCTGAGAGAAGTTTTATTACATTGTCAATTTCGGATTTCTGTGTGAAGAAACACAAAAAATCATCAAACTCAACATGCATCCCAAAGAGCTTGGACCATGCATGTTGAATTACCTCAAGTATTCTACGATTTACATTCTGACCATCTACAATTGTTACCTCAGTTCGACGAGCCTCTCTGTCAAATGAAAATGGTTGAAAATCAGAAACCGGTAAAAATGTAACCGTTGCATCCTCTACATTCATACTTTGAACGCTCATGTTTGTTGCTGTTTATCGAAAAAAACTACACATTTTCTTGGACATATCATATATTTTATATTTTCAATTTTTTTGTATATGATTTAAAAAAGTTGAAAATATATAGTCAATGAATAATACTATTAATAACAATTATATTATTTAATACATCTATAATGGCTGCTAGTATGTCATTCAAACCCACATTTAAATATTTGACTGAAGATCCCAATCCTGTATATTGTCAAAATGGTGTGCTTTTTAACATAATAATGCTTCCAAAAGAAACATTAAAAAATGAAGTTTTACATGATCTTTTAAAAGATGTACAAGACACTGGTAAATATTATTTGGCAATTCGCACAGAATTTGTTGAAATTAAATCCAAAGAAGTTTCTACTTCTTTTGAAACAGAAATTATGTATATCCAAGATAAGTCTAATGACAAATTTGTAAAATTATGTCCAAATGTGCACATAAAAAAAACATTATACGGAAACATACCTACATACACAATTATAATGGATTTTGAGTTAGTTTTGGAAAATCTTCAAAAACTAAAAATATATTAAATTATTACTAAATTATTTAATATAATGATAACTAAACTCGCTCTTTGCGGTGGTGGTTTTTTTGGTTATGCAGAAGTGGGTGTATTAAAACAATTAGAACAAAGTGATAGAGTAAATATAGATGATATTAGAGGCACTAGTGTAGGATCAATTATAGCGGCACTGATGGCAGTAGGTTATACGTCAGATGAAATGAAAGATATTTTGTTTACATTGAAAATCGACGAGTTGATACAAGATAGTAGAATACCATATGTTAATTTATATATGGAATATGGCGAATATCATGCACATGCATTGTATCAAGCAATTGAAAATTTAATACATGCAAGAACTGGAAAGGAGAATTGTACATTTTCTGATATAAAAATAGATTTGCATATTATTGCAACCAATTTAAACTTACAAAGACAAGTAATATTCAACAGAAAGTCACATCCTGAATTACCTATATCATTAGCAGTCAGAGCTAGTTTCGCATATCCAGGTGTAATTACTCCCATAAAAATAGGTGAGGATATGTATAATGATGGTGGCTTGTGTATAAATTATCCAATTATGACATTTGAAGATCATGAACTTGACAATGTAATAGGAATTACATTCGCAGCCCAAGGAGAAAATGATGCATGTCAGTTAACAAAAAGAGTTGAAATAACCGATCATAAAGAATATATAAAAGCAAATATAGGTGCTATTATGAGATCAACATATTCTTCGCAAATAAAAAAGAAACATTTGAATAGAAGTATTATTGTAAAAATAACTTCAAATATATCATCAATGCAATTTGGAATGTCAGAAGAAATAAAAAAAAGTATATACAATGATGGTATTAAATCAGCAGATGAAAATAATAAACTTTTTATGTGAAGAAGTCTATTATTTTTGTGATATACAAATATGTGCGAATTTATTGTCCACAGAGTTAATTTTTATATTGTAAATATTATTATTTCGTGTATTGTGTTCTATAAACGATATTATATAACTCATATCATTATTAAAATACATTGTTTCTCCAAATTCTGATATAATTTGTACTGCATATTTTATGTTTAATGTGTTATTATATATCCCTTCTAATAGAAGATGTAAAAACTTAAATATATATCTCAAACAAAATGTACCAGGATCTGCTTTAAAATAATATTTTCCTTCTAAAAAATTCTTGTAAATAATATTAATACAATTGTAATATTCATTTTTATTTTTTTCGCATAATGTGTCCAGTATATATGTTATATTACATTCTGATAAAAACAACTCAGATGTTATAATACCTATTTTTTTGACAATAATATCAGATTCGGTGGTCAATCCATAACATGAGTTACCGTACAAATCTTCATAATAAATCATTTTAAATGGCATACATACCTTATTATGTAAGTCTATTTTAAATGGTTCATCGTATTTTACACATGACAATTTCAAGCCTTTTAAAAAAGAATATTCTAATGATCCAATTGAACATGTTGGCACTAATTTACCAACTTCATTATATATCAATCTTGTAAAATTATGGTAATTGTAAAGTTCAAAATTTCTAAATGTCCAAATAGTATAATTATTGACTGTGATTTTTACTACATCCTCATCATAAATAATAGCTGATATTTCTGTTATATTTGGATATTTTATTGGTATTGAGTCAATATAATGACTAACACTCAATAAATATTGCATTTTTTGATAATATGTATTCATTCCAAAAGGAACGACAATAAAATTATCATATCCATACATACTTATTGTACAATCTTTAGTTGGATATGATTTCATAAAATCAGGTAAAGAAAATAAGTCATCTTCTATTTTTAAATTACCAATTTCGAAATGTACATTGTATCTAGACATAAATCGCACATCAGCCATTGTAACACAATAATAACCTGCGACAAACATAATTTTGTTTATATCATATATAACAGGATTAGATACTTTACTTATCAATGTTGTAAAATAATTCTTTACACATATATACCCATTCTTTTGTATATCTAGTAATAAATTTATATCATTTAAAACAACAAGATCAAATGAAAATACACATTCTGTGGATATTGCGTAATTTACATCTGTCATGATTATATATGTTTCGATAATGTATCTTTGAACAAATGATTTAATATAATCGTAAACATTGGAAAAAAGAAATATATCATTTAATAGTGTAATACTCATTAAGTCATCGAGTTCAATGTTAATATGTGTTTTATGATTTTCATAATAAATCTTAGGCTGATCACACAAAACTGAATTATCAATTTTAAATATTATTCTACTAAATTTTCTAACAAGTTTTAATTCTTGTCCGGCTAATTCAAATAATTTTTTAATTTGATTTTCCGTAATTTCACAAGAAATAATGTTGAGATTAATTTTGCACCTGTTTTTATCAAGCGACAAATTTACACAGTCTGTAAGAAAACATGATCTACATATGATATCGCTATTTATATTTTCAATTTCACATAATATTTTGTCGCAATTATAAAAAATTAGAGTCGTCATTTTTTATAATTATCGTATATTTAATTTGAAATATTCCAAATAATCAATTTTTATTATGGCTGTGTATTGTAATGCTATAGTAAAGGTTTAAATAATACAAATGCTTTAATTTGTTATATATAATTATATGTCTTGTAATAGGTGTACACATAATAATAATAATTATTGTTCATGCATTGGCAAGCGTGGTCCACCAGGATTAAAAGGAGATACAGGTGCAACTGGTAATTTTAATACAAGTACACCATTATATTATGTGAGTGGTACAACTGGCCAAAATCTACCTGTTTTATTTGGCTCTAATGTAATTTTTCAAAGTTCTACTTTGAATATTAATGTTGAACCAGGATCAGTTATATTAACATTGGATGTAAAAAATGGTTTATCAGGTTCTACAGGTACAAAAGGTGATACCGGAGATACTGGTGCTATAGGAGATACTGGAGATACTGGTGCAACTGGACCAAAAGGTGATTCTGGAGATACTGGTGCAACTGGTTCAAAAGGTGATTCTGGAGATACTGGTGATACTGGCGCTAAAGGAGATACTGGTGCAACTGGTTCAAAAGGTGATACTGGCGCTCCGGGTACAGCATCAGGAACAGGAGCAAAAGGAGATACTGGTAATACTGGAGATACAGGTGCTAAAGGGGACACTGGTTCTCCAGGTATAGCTGCTAATACAGGTGCAACAGGTCAAAAAGGTGATACTGGATTAAAAGGTGACACTGGTGATACAGGATTAAAAGGAGATACTGGTAATACAGGTATAAAAGGCGATACTGGTACAAAAGGTGATACTGGAGAAACTGGCGTAAAAGGTGATACTGGTGTAAAGGGAGATTCAGGTAATACCGGTCCAAAAGGTGATACTGGTGATACAGGTGCAACTGGTTTAAAGGGTGATACTGGAGAAACTGGTACAAAAGGTGATACTGGATTAAAAGGTGATACTGGTGATACTGGTGATACTGGTGCAACTGGTTTAAAGGGTGATACTGGAGAAACTGGTATAAAAGGTGATACTGGATTAAAAGGTGATACTGGTGCAAAGGGAGAAACAGGTCCAGCTGGAACGGCATCTGATACAGGTGCGACTGGCTCGAAGGGTGATACTGGTGCAACTGGTTTAAAAGGTGATACTGGACCATCAGGAGTATCGTCAGGTACTGGTGCAACTGGATTACAAGGTGATACGGGTTCAACTGGATTAAAAGGCGATACAGGTTCAACTGGATTAAAAGGCGATACTGGATTACAAGGTGATACTGGATTAAAAGGCGATACGGGTGCGACTGGATTAAAAGGCGATACGGGTGCAACTGGTTCTACTGGTTCTACTGGTTCTACTGGTTCTACTGGTTCTACTGGTTCTACTGGTTCAACTGGTTCAACTGGTTCTACTGGTTCTACTGGTTCTATTGGTTCAACTGGTTCAACTGGTTCAAAGGGTGATACTGGTGCGACTGGTTTAAAGGGTGATACTGGTTTAAAAGGCGATACTGGTTCAACTGGATTAAAAGGAGATACGGGTCCTGCTGGTTCTGGAGGAACTGGATCTGGTATAACAGGTCTTAAAAATAATCGCACTATTTTTGTTGATGTTAATAATGGTAATAATTCTACTGCACTAGTAGAAGATGAATCGAGGCCTTATCAGACAATTGCAGCAGCAATAGTAAAATTAAATACATTAACACCTACTGATCGTTGGTCGGTGTGTTTGAGGTCGGGAATATATTTAAATGATCCAATTTCCAATATTAATCATAAAAATTATAGATTTTATGGCCCTGTCGACAAAACAGCTGAGGTTCAAATGACAAATGGTCAAGCTGCGTCTGAATTAGGTAATCTTAATTATACAGCTATTGATATGACTTTAGACAGTTTAACCCTAACATCAAATATTTCTAATAATACAACTAATGGCGGTTATACTGTTTTAGGTCTATATAGTGGTGGTACAATGGCGATACGAAATTGTACGATGACAAATAATTATAATGTAAATGCAAATAACACAGGCGATCCAAATGTTGTATTATTATATTATGATAATAGCGTTACATCACCTGGTAAATCATGCATTCTAGAAAATAATTCTTATAATCTAATTAATACTCAAAGTGTAACGACACCATCAGGTAAATTACGTATATCTGTCGTTGATGTAGTCAGACTTTCGTTTCCTGGGCTATCACCACAATATCATACATTAAATACAATAGGTGGTTCAATGTATATTGAACAAATATCAACTATTCCATCTGGAGTACAAAACAATAGTATTACATTAATATCAACATCATCAGATAACGATGATGTAACACCAGTTAATGTATATAGAGATACTACTTCTAATGGATTAACTGCATTATTAAAAATAACCACAAATACAAACACGACCAACACTATAATACCATTTATGTCGGGTACAAATTCTGGTTTTATTAGTTCTGGTACAGATAATGGATCAACTAATCATTGCAATTGTAATTTTACTGTTGTAACTGCAGATGGAACAGCAAATACAATTATACCTGCACAAATAACCGGTGTTACACCATCTTTCACATCAAATATGATAATTAATAATTTAAATATTAATACCGTGAATATAGGAACTGGATCAGCGACATTAAAAGGTCCCATAAACAAAAATACAGTTGGTACAATTAATGTTAATAATATGTGCACTAATAAAATAGGAACCGGTGGTGTTATTACTACTGATAGTACTACTCAAACAGGTGTTACTTTTACATATAATACAATTGAGGGTAATCATGGTACATCAATACATGGTATACGAGAAATAACAGGAAATATAGTAAATCCAGATATAAACGATCATACTTTTGTTATTAGAGGAATAAATCAAATATCCGATGTGACAATAAATTTACCTGATGGTCCAATTGGTAGAAGATTAGAAATATGTACTTTGGGTATTACTACTACGCCTGGTGGTCAATGTATTGTATCTCCTGGAGTATTAGGTACTATTAATGGTTCAGCTGCCAATATAAATATGACAACCACACAGACTCTAAAACTAAGATGTTATTCATTGAAGAATTGGATAATACTGTAATTTTGAGAATAAAAACTTTTATACAAAAGCATTTATTCATTTTGATTATCATAAAATAATTTTTTAATTTCATTTGTCATAGATGTAACAGCCATACATCCGGTCATTGATTCTAACATTGCCATTAATGGACCTGTTAATAGTACTGTTACCATTAATCCTAACCATACATTTGAACCTTCTACTCTACATTTAACACCTGATTCATTTACCAATGCATAAATCAACCACAATGAAGATATAGATGTAATTACAGAAGCAATCATTTTACCTGTCGTTATGTAATTTTGAATGTCACTCTTTACTTTAAAGAAGGAAACTAAACCGACTACAATCATTAATGTTCCTATTAACAAACCAATATTTCTTAGTTTTTTTTCACATTCCAAACCCTTATTGGCCAATACTGCTACACCACAATAAACCGCGCCAATAATAATATGAAATGATGCAGTAACTTTTGTTGCTGATGTTCCTGATGTAATTACTACTTCTGACATTATATAATTTATATTAGATTTAATATTCACAAATTATAGGATTTTCGCCAGGTTCAACATTTGCATTTTTAAACAAAGTACAATCAATGGCTGCCTCTTTTATAAGCCTTTCAAATTGTTTATTTAAAGTTTGTTTCGATATTGCCATTCTTAATATATATTCATCCACAGACATATTAATATCCGGATGTGTTGCTATGAATATTCTTACATCAACAAATCTTCTGTCTGGATCCATATCTTTGTGTGAACAATATCGAATTGCTCTTCCTATTATTTGATCCATTCTCGACCAATTCCAATATGGTTCTAATACATGGACTAATTGTACTCGCAAAAATGATACACCTTCTTTTGCAGATGGACTGCCAATAATTATTTTGATCATAGCACCATCCATATTCAATGGATTATTAAAAGTTTCTTTTATTTTATTTTTTACATCTATATTTTGATCACCGCTCCAAATCGCATATCTTTTTCTGCCTGGACCATAATCTTCGTAATTTTTATATCCATATAATTCAAGTAATTTTATATATGGTTTTATACCACCATACTCTTTAAAATTGGAATATACAAATACAGTACCTTTAGTTTTTCTAATTTGTCTAATCGATCTTGTCATTTTACACGAATATTTCACAAAATCTTTAGTAGTAACTTTATTACTTAACGAATCATATCCTGAATCACCTATTCTCATATTTGGATATGCAATATTAGATACCATTCTAGTACCAATAAAAAAACTATTTGATATTTCATCGACCAAATCATTATTTAATTTTACAGTTTTCATTTCCTTTTTTATTATTTTCATATACAATTTCTTTTGATGATCTGACATTTTACATTTTGATATTTTTATTTTATAGGCAGGATATGCATGTGCAGGAGCGCCTCTATAATATGATACATAACCCTTAACATATTTTTTAAACAGATCCGGATTAATAACAGAATAATATTTTTTGCCGTCTTTATCAATTGTTATTTTAATAAAAGATTTAATAAAATCCACACCAATTGGTACAACTTTTTTACCATACAACAAATTTAAAATTAAAGCAAATTCAGACGGTTTGTCAAATATTGGTGTTGCCGTCATAATAACTAATCTAAAATTAACAGTTTTTCGAGTAATAGCATCAAATAATGTTTTGTAGTATATACCTGTCTCACTAATCATATTATGGACTTCATCAATAATTAATAGTGTATTATCTAATTTTCTACCATTTTGTAATTCATTTATAAACTTGTTATAAGAAATAATTTCGTAATGTTTATCTATTTTTTTATTTACCGAATTAATAATTTCTGTATATTCTTTATCAGTCGGAAATAATTTTTTAAGTCTTTCTCTTTGTTTATGTGTAATGTATTTATTCCCTGTACAAGGGGTATATAGTTCATATCTAAAATTACCTTTTAGGGCTGCTGGCAAAACTATTAGTATTTTCATATTGTGAATATGTGTAAAATTTTCAGCTATCTTTATTGCTGCACATGATTTTCCTGCACCAATACCAAAATAAACTAATAAACTTTTGTATGGTGTTTTTGGATTAATGTATTCAGACACAAATTGTTGAGGAATTTGAAATTGATATGATTTAGGATAACACATTTCATTTATTGTTTTTTTCGTTTTTGGAATTGTATATTTTGAATATTTTTTTGTTATTTTTTCATAATAATCATCATCTGGTATTTTCGGATAAAACATATATCTATATTTTATACGAAGTATTTATTAATCATCATTATAATGGCCTGCAGTTTGTCTATCAGTTTGTCTATCAGTTTGTCTATCATTATAATAATTGCCTCGTCTTTCAGTGTTATAATTATTACGTCCTGTATTATTTCTACCGTTATTATCATTATTGTCATTACCATCATAATTACGTCTATTATTAAATGTACCACCTCGCTTGGATCCATAACGTCCTCTTCCATTCTTCGAACCATAAAATCTTCTGGGTCTTGATTTTAATTCCCCTACAGATGGTAATTGTATAGCACCAGCTAATGCATTCAATGCTAAAATACATGCTTGTCTGGTAACAGGATCTGGATTTCTTTGATCTTCACTAATTTGCTTTAAATAGACGAAGAATTCTACTTTACTTAATCCAAGATTTTGTAATTTATCGATCATATCATCTTCTATTGTAATATCTTCAAATTTCCTCCTACGAGGCTTTTCTTCAACTTCTTTATTATGATCATCTTCAGATTCACTCGAACTACTACTATCGTGTGTTATTTTTTTAACAACCTTTTTTGGTTTTTGAGTAGTTTTTGATCCAGCCTTTCTCTTTGGCTTAGTTTTAGTTTTAGTCTTAGGTTCATCTGAAAAATCTTCGATATCATCGACATCATCATCAATTATTTTCTTGGATTTTTTTGTAGTTTTCTTACCAGACATTTGAATAGTATTATAATATAAATAATTGCTTTTATAATAGAATATAAACTTATTCAATTTTTTTTAACAATATACGATGAATGGTGATGAAATTATGAGACGAAAAACAGCAAGAAAAATACCCGAGAAAAAAAAAACATATCAAAATTCGGATTACATATATGGACCAGATAATTATTATATTATGAATGATACTGTATATTTTAAATTGTTTGGAAGAGCATCAGACACATATGCATCAGTTTCCATAGATAAATGGTTGGTCGTGTCGCAATATAAATGGTATTTGGGAAAAAATGATTATCCGTGTTGTTATGAACTTTATAAAACAACTCTACATAAATTTGTATTTAGAATGATTACTGGATGTAAAATACCATCCGATATATATATTGACCATATTGATAGAAATAAATTAAATAATACAAATACAAATTTGAGAATGGTTAGTCCTCAAGAAAATTCTTTTAATAAAAGTTCCAAATCAAATAAAAAAGGTGTACGAAAAATATCTGAAAATAATTATACTGCATCAATTACCAAAAATGGCACAAAACATGAAATTAAAAATATTAAAACAGAAAAAGAAGCAGCAGAAATGTACAATATTATGGCTGAAGAATTATTTGGAGTTCATGCTGCTTTTAATGATGTTAATAAATTATAAATCTTTTACAATTTATTAAACTGTTCCATTTAATATTGTTTTTCTCACTGAATCATGTCTTGATGATGGTGATAAATTATGTACGGCTACCATCTTCGCAAATGGTGTCATTTTTTCATTGTTATATATCTTATCAATATCAGTTACTCTCTTTTGTGAATTCTCTTTTATTTTTTTTTCATTATCTTTTTGTTTTTGTATAGCATGTAATCTTCTTCTTTCTTGTACAGTTAATTTATTAATATCTGCACTTATTCCCATATCTTCAAAAGAATTCTTATCATTAATTCTTTGTAATTCAGATAAATTTCTAACATTCTTCGTAGTATCTTTTCTGGTATATTTCTCCATTTCCCGTGCATATTTTGGAGGAATACCATGACTAGTATCTTTTTTATTTGTAGATTTCAACTGTTGATTCGCGACAGGTGATAAAGATTTTACTAACAATTCTTTTTCCTCGGTTTCAATAGTTATAGGTACAATTTTAGTGTCTGATTCTTGTGTTGATTCTGTTGCCTTATTAATTGGAATATATTTGTATCTACCATTTACCAAAACTCTACGCATATTATCTGTTGAATTATTAATATTTGTTGTTACCGGTTGTTTCTTATTATTTTGTTTTTCTTTAGCAATAGGTTGTTTTTTCTTTTCCATAGCAGCTTCATATTTTTTTTGATTTTGAGCATATTTAGCTGGCATTTCTCTCGGTTTACGGACTGGTTCAGATGAATGTATATTAAGTTTTGATTCATCCGGTATATTAAGTGGTTCAAATGTAATATTAGTTTTATTTGTATTTGTCGTTTCATCTGTTATTTCTTCGTATAAGTCATCTTCTATTTCATCTATCATTTTTGATTATATAATTATAAGTATATAATCAAAAAATTTAATCAACGAATAATTATTCTACTAACATCATCTTTCTTTTTAATTGTAATTGTTCTATCATAATACATTTTTATATGATCAATATGACTTATTAAAATGACATAATCATATTGACAACGTAAATATTCCATAATTGGACCTAATTTATTTTGATTTTCTTTGTCTATACAACTCCATCCTTCGTCAATTATAAGAAAGTTAGGTTTTGTTTTTGTCATAAATCTAGATAAAGCAATTCTTATTGCCAATGATATAGTAAATGCTTCAAAGCCAGATGTCATATCGACATTTCTCGTTTTTCCTTTTTCATTAACACATGTAATACTTAATTTATCAGATGCTCTTTGTTTTTTTATAAATTCCATATTTATTTTATAATCAACCATTGATTTTAGAATATTATTTGCATCTGTTTCTATAAGAGGAATATATGTTTTTAGCATGACATATGGTATACCAGTATTATTTGTCATTTGAATATATATATTTAAAATAGCCATTTTAGAATTAATTGTGTCATACTTTTCTCGTAAATCAAGATATTTTTCTAGATTCTTTTTTATTGTTGGTAATTCCTTTTGTTTCATTGCTAATTCCATTTGTAATTTCATTTTCAAATTATTTATTTCAAGTTTATTCTCGTTTTCTATTTTTTTAACATGTACACTACAAAATATTGAAGAATATATTAATTCGTACTCTTTTACAAGAATCAAATGGCTCTGTAATTCATCATATTTATTTTCATTTACTTTGTTCTTTTTAATTTTTTTTTCCAACGCACATATTTTCTCATTTGTATTTGTTATTATGTTATTATGACCAATTATCACATCATCCAAATCTTTTATCTGAATTAATATATTTTCATTGTGTTTTTTATTATTTATTGTTTCCTTGACATTTTTAATTCTTATTTCTAACTTGCTTATCCATTCATCAATTTTATGTATTTCCTTTTTTATATTGACATTTTTCATGATATTAATTTGCTGTTCTGTAAGTGATTTAATTTTGTTGTTTAGACTGTTAATTTTATGTTTCTTTATGTAATTATTAAATATTATTGCATCATTTAAAATATGCATTTTAAGATTATCAAACAAATCGTTGTATTTTTTTTCTATAGCAGCTATGTTTTTATAATGCTTAATACCTTCTAACCAATCTGCATAATTATAAAACCATTCTTCTGTTAATTCTCCATTAATATTCACATTAAGATAATTTGCGAAATTGGCTCTTTCTTCCATTCTAATATCTACATGAGATTCTATTTTTGTAGGACATTTTGTTATGGCTTTTATGTATTCTTCTTCTGCGACAAAATATTCTAATAGAGTATTTTTATTTACGTCTATGTTTTCACGTGATAAAGACATTTGTAATTTTTGTACTTGTTTTGTTAATTTATTTATTTCGTCATTTATTGTATCTATATCAACATTATCATCATCATATTCTAATTTTTTACGCTGATGATGAAGATCTGCAATTTCTTGTTTTAACTGTTCTATATCATCCGCGTCATTTGTCACAGGTAATAGTTGTTTCTTTAAATTATCAATATCATTCTGTATCGAATCTATGTTAAGTTCAGCTTGCAGAGATATTTCATTTCTATATTCATCTAATTGTTTAATTGCATCAATATCAATATTATTTTTGTATTGAATAATTTGCGAATTTATTACATCAGTAATTTTTTGTGGTGTTTTACCATATTTTTTTAAAATAGAATATTTAGAATCATCTATTTCTTCTGTTTCAAAAAATTTTATTTCATTCAAATTATCTAACGTTTTTTTTATATTTTCTATCTCATTTTTTACTTCAATACTTTTTTCTTTTAAATCTTCACAAGGAAAATGTTTTATTTCTTCTTCTAATATTTTTATTTGTACACAGTAGTCTTTTTTCTTAGTATTTGCATATTCATTATATTTACCAAATACACCTAATCTTAGTATGTCTTTTAAATATGCTATTTTACCAGCATCTGTTAATTCCATAACATTTGGATATTTACCTGATTTTTGTAATATTAATGATGTATAAATATAATCATCATAATCACCAACAACATCTGTTATTATTTTGTTAGTTGCCGTTTTTTTATCACCATTTAATATTTTCTTTTTCTTTCCTTTATTATTGCCTATTAATAAAGTGAATGTTACGTCAGATTTAACTTTTGCATCTGTTTTACATCTGGTTGCAGTTCTTTTTATTTTATATTTCTTCTCATTTACCGTAAATACCATAGAACATTTCATGTCATCTGCATAATCATTTATTAAATCTTTATGTTCACCTCTGCTACATTTGTCAAATAAACAATATAATATGACATCAATTATACAAGATTTTCCATATCTATTTGGTGCATCAATACCAATAATTTTATTTTTTTCGAAATTGTTGAAATTAATAATATTATTTTTTCCATATGATACAAAATTATCAAATTTTAATACTAATATATTTAATTGACGTACTATGTCGTATTTATATTCTGCATCAATGTTCTTACTAATTTCTTTATGAAGATCAATAATATTATTAATAATATCATTATCGCACTTTTGCATTTTCAAGTACTTTTTTATGATTTTTATTTGTTGACTTCTGTCAATAACATTATCATCATCATTATCAATATTAAATGCATTATTTGTTATTTCAGGTATTTCTTGTTTTTCAGTTAATTCTTCAATATCATATTTTTTGTATAATTCCTTTTTGATATCTTCTAATTGTATTTTTGATGTATTTTCGATTGTTAAAAACAGTCTTATTTTATTTGGCCAATTTCCGCATTCATATTTTCCATCTACGATATTTAACTTTACAAATCCATAATTGTTTTTTATTTTTATAAATTTATGACTATTATCAGTTGTAGTCCATCTTATCATACCATGACCATCTAAATGTTCACCATAGTTTTGTTGTATTAACGAACCAGCATATGCTATAGTCTTATCTTCATTCAAAGTTTGATATTTATGAATATCTCCTAACATTGTCATAGAATATCCATCAAAATCATCAACTGTTAAACCATTTTTAAATTTATAAGCAACATCTGTAACAGATCCACACACAGCACCGTGATATAAAGATATTGATGTATATTTTTTGTACTTATCTGGTATTAAATCATAAGGAACAAATTTATTATCTAATAAACTATTAACTGCAAATATTAAATTATTGTACACGTAGAAACCAGACTTTTTAAGATAATGTACATTCGGAAAATTACCAATTTTTTCCAAAATTGATGTTAATACGTCAATTTTATCTATATTCTTTAACATAACATCGTGATTACCTGCTATTACAATAACGTCTGAAATAGCTGAATATGCTTTAAACATATCTGATATTAAAACATTATAATCTGGTTCACCAGGTGATTTAGAATCAATAACATCACCTGTTATTACAATTATTTTTCGTTTATTGTCTTTTTTAATAATGTCACAAGACTGTTGTATAACTTCCCAATATTCATCATGTCTCTTTTTAATATGTATATGAATATCTGAAATATGATAAATATTAATTATTTTATCTTTTTCTAATGATAATGTAACTACATCCACATCATTTTCTTCTAGATTAACTGGTCTAGACATTTTTAAATAATATTATTGGATTAATAATATTATTAAGAATTATTCAATTATTTAAAATATTTCAACGGATGTACTATTTGCTTGTGACATTTCTACATCATCAGTTGTATCTGTATTAGATGATTCTTCATCTACATTTTCAGTTTTATTTTCACTCATAACAACTTCAATATGCATATTTTCAACATTTTCATTTGTAACTTCATTTGTAACTTCATTTGTAACTTCATTTGTAACTTCATTTGTAACTTCATTTGTAACTTCATTTGTAACTTCATTTGTAACTTCATTTGTAACTTCATTTGTAACTTCATTTGACTCATTTGCAATATTCTCTGGTAAGTGCGCAACAACATTAAAAGATGGTACAAATTCGGTAGCATTAGCATTTAATACGGCATGTTTGGGTTCGTTGATAATGTTATCAAGATTTAATTTTTCACACACATATTTTTCTATATATTCATAACTAAACTGTCTACCGACTGCACCAGACTGTAAGTTTTTTACAAAAGAAGGATCAGAATTAACAAAATACAAAAAATTAGGTGTTAATATTGCTTTAAAAAACAGATCTGTCTTGCCATCAGCAACAAACATATTAAGTATAGTTGCAGTTGGTTCAAAACTATGATGCGATATTAATAATTCTACCATTTGCATATTTTTTTGCCATTTATATGCCTCAAGAAATGTAGTATTATCACCATAACTTACTTCTAATGCTAAATAATATGTAACTAACCAACTAACGCAATTAAAATAATTGTTTTGCACACAATAATAATATAATAATGTTATAGGTGTCATTAAAGCTTCTTGAGATAATGGAATATAATATTGTTTTTCTTCTGAATTAATAGTTTCAACACCACAATAAGATTCAAGATATTGTAATATTTCTGATTGGCCTGCTTTTTTATTAATCAGATTTACTAGAGGATGTATATATTTACTTGGTTTGTATGTAATTTTTGTTAACATTTGTCTTTCTTCTTCGGGAAGCTTTTCATAAACTGCACTGGATTTTTTTACAAATTCCCCGGATGTTTGTTTATTTTCTTCGTTGTGGCTTGATTTATTTCCCATGATTTTGTTATTTAAGATTTAAGTATATATTATATTTGGTATAATAATTATGATATAACATTGTCAATTTTTTTTTATTTAATTCGTTTAAAATAATATAAACATAATTTATAGATGTCGTGTTGTGGTCAAAATCAAGGAGTACAATCTCACTCTCATTCTCACTCACATGGTCCCGGGCATTCCCACGGACATTCTCACTCGCATGGAGGTTATGGTGGATCATGGACAAGTGTGTCTAGAAACCATAATTATCATCAGGTAAATACTAGTTCAAATGTTTCTATGTTAGAAGTATCTGTTATTGATGGATCTGGTTTGCCAGGAAGACCCTCAGCATCTTTGTCAAGATCATTGGGATATAATTATGCGAGAACATCTGGTACTCAATACCTTCCTAAAATGACTGGTTCTGGTGCCTATAGTTCTTACACTTAAAAAGATATTATTGGATATATTTTTATCTAATAATATCATGATAAGGCACAGCTCCCAATATATTGATAGTACAACAATATAATTTTGTATCCATAGATTTAACTAGCTCAGCTGCTTGTTCTTTTTTTTCTTTTTCAGACAAATTAGGATTATTATCGATCTTCTTTTTTTCTGTAAAATAAATTTCCATATTCATTTTACCGCGACCACTTATTATACGACCACATGATTTGCATCTGATATAAAACATTGACATTATGTTATTAGTCTATATGATTCTATATAATTACCAAGATAATATTATGATATTGATCAATTTTTTGTTTAATGTTATGTTATAGTAATAATGACAGATACACTAACAACATCATATCAATCATCGCAATTATATTCTCCTATTGTAACCAAAGACAGAACATATGATAAATTACCTGATCAATTTACGAGATATCAAAATAAAATATACAATCCAATAGATTTTTTTACGAGCAGTGGTGAGTTTAACTTGTCACTATTTAACAAGGTTTTTCGTGAAGAACAATTAAAAAGAATGGCTTTTTACAAACAACAAGAAATAGCTCGTTTAAATAAATTAAATTATGAAACACCTGAAACATTGCCATTAGATAAAATGTCTGTTGGCGAACATTTATTAAATATGAAAAAATCAATATTTGATATTTGGTATGATTTACAATCAAAACCAATTGATAGTAAATTAATTACAAAAAATAACAGAATGTTTTATGTAGGATTATTCATCGTAGTCATTATTATTATTTGGTTGATACTAAAACAACTTGCGAAATAATTTTTAAAAGAATTGAAATACCGACTCAACTGGATCCATTGAATAATAATTTGATTCTCTTGGTCCATATTCTGAATAATACTTACTATTTGTATATAAATTCTTGTCATTAAAGTTTTTGTTTGCAATATTAATGATATATGAATTATATTTTCTAAATAGTTTATGTAATCTACGCATAGAATGTTCAAATTTAGCCATAATAATATTCGATGTATCCATATTGTATATTATTGATTGTAAATCGTTTAAAGCTAATCTAGAATATTCAATTGCAACTTCAACATTTTCTAATTTGTATAATACAATGTTATTTGTCATTTGATCATATAGTTCAAAATAATTATCGATATTTTTTATCATCGAGTAAAATGCGTTAGCGTTAATGTAATAGAATTCTTTAATATCATAAACAAATTCTATCATATCTGGATATTCATCTATATTTTGCGGTTCCGGTATAACTAATGTTTTTTTTATTTCCAATTCTTTATTAAACTCAATGGCTTTTATTTTCTTTTTTGAATATATGTAGTAACAAATAATAATTGCAATTAATATGTAAAAAATATTTGATAATCTTATTTTTGATCTCTGTGATACAAAAATAGCAGCACCGATTATACACACATACATAAATATTGATTTATTATCAATAGAATGAACTTTAGTTGAAAAATTATTATCAAAAGATTTTTTTAAATCATCCAACATTGATAAAACTTTATTTGATATCGGTTTTACATCATTATTCATATTATATAATTATAGTTGTTATAGGAATTTTGTTCATATTATTTGAAAATTATCATACAAATATAAATATGGAACATTTACATAGAAGATGTATGTCAAACGAAAATATTGGTATGCTCACTGATTTTGTTTGTAATCAAATTAAAATTAGTCATAATTCTAAAAAGAAATGTTTTGCATTATTGAGAGAACAAATGCAACGTTTGTTGACAGCCCAAGAAAGAATCCCAATAAATCGTGAAGAACTTGACATGATTGCAAAAGACCTAAATAATAAATGTACTAAAATGATTATTAATTATATACTTAAAAAATATCCTGATCAAGTTGGTTCTAGAATTAGTAATGATCAACATCATTTAAACAGAGAAATGGATGTACATGGTAAAAGACAAATAAATATATCAGATAGAGCACAAATGTCAAATAGTGGAAATTATTATAAATCTGCTCCATCACAATCACAACAACCACAACCACAACCACGGCCACAACCACAATCACAACCACAATCACAACCACAACCACAATCGCACATACCAGAAGCATATTCGTATGGTTATGGTAGTTATGCATCCCCATTTGAAGATAATAGAATAACTGATTTTAATGATGCACATTTGCCACAATTTCCGGACAGACCAAATCGTTCGAGTACAAATTATGATAATGAATTAAGTGATAATAGATATGAGGCATATGCAAATATGCGTATGAATGATAAATCGCGTAGAGATAAAGAAGATAATAAAATGTCAGATTATGATAGATACATGTCTGAAAGAAATGCTGCAATTCCTGGTATGGTAAGACCACCTACTCCTGATTTTGATGGAACAGGTGGTAGATCAAAAAATTATAATCAATATAATTCCAAACAAAATCAACCAAAAAATATTGTGGATAATAATGACCCGAATGGCATTGGTGGCGATGAAGCATATGAAGCAATATTGGGAGATGGTGCTCCTGGATATATGGCAAATAATAATTTTGATGATATACCTCAAAGACAATCACACAGTCAATATGATCCTAGACAATATGACCAAAGACCTTGTGATTCCAGACAATCACAAGGACAATACGATTCTAGACAATCACAAGGTCAATACGATTCTAGACAATCACAAGGACAATACGATCCTAGACAATCACAAGGTCAATATGATTCTAGACAATCACAAGGTCAATATGATTCTAGACAATCACAAGGTCAATACGATCCTAGACAATCACAAGGTCAATATGATTCTAGACAATCACAAGGACAATATGATTCTAGACAATCACAAGGACAATATGATTCTAGATATGGCGAAGGTAGACATAATCAGAGTCATTCACAAACAACATCTGCTGAAAGAGAAAGTCAAAAAAAGCAAGAAATGACATCAAATATGAATACTATGTTAGAAGAGCGAAATCGTTTTGATGAAGAGTACGGTATGCCTCGTCAGGGACCATCTCAGGGTCGATCTAATAATGGTGGTTTTGCATTTAACCCTAATATTGTTTATTCTTAATCAATATTAGTGTTTATTTTGACTTGTTTTATATCGTAGTGCAGAATATAAATATGACACATTCAAATAAGAATAACTTAGTAGAAATTTTCAATAAATATTTATTATCGGACGACAATGTTCGGTTCATTATTAATGAAATATACAAGAAAATTTTATTTTCAAAAACATCAATCGAGAATACATGCACTACTCTGATAAAAAAAACTCTAACAAATTATAACATTACAAGATATCCAACAAATACAAATGAATTAAAACAAGCAATATCATATATTAATAAAAGGTGTATTGATGATATAATTGAAGTTGTTGCGTCAAAATATCCAAATAAAAATATTAAAAGACCAGAAGAAAATAATCCAGTTGAAATACCAATCATAGATACATCTGAAATAGATGCTACAACTTATGCGCTAGAAATTATAACAAAAAATCAGGCGGAAGATTTGTTAAAAAAATTTGGTATGAGTATTGATAACATATATGACAATCAGAAAAATAACATATTTTTACAATTCATGACAGACAAAAAATTATTGGAAAATTTAAAAAATATGATTAATTGCATAAATGAAAGTGTAGTTAAACCAGAAACATATGATAAAATTATAAATGGTACTGATCTTATTAAATTGCTAGTACATGATACATATGAATGTAATACTGATAATAATACTGATATTTATAATGCAATGACTGTTCCGAATGAAATCACTACAGAAACACTAGAAAAAATAAAAAATCGATTAGAAGAATTAACTGAATTAAAAACTGTCACAAAAAACAAGTCTACTCTTAAATCAATTGAAGATGAAATTGACAATTTAATTAGTGTCATTACTGAATATCAATCACAATTAGATAATATTGAACAGGATGAAGGTGATTATGATATGAATATAACACCATCAGGAGACATAGAAGAAATGAAAAATATAACGATTAAAATGAATCCCGACAAAAATATAAAAGCGATAAAATTGTTAGACTATTTTGTTCCTAAAAATGATTATAACATTACTAGATTCAATAATAAATTCAATATTATACAATCAGGTAGAACATTGAAATGTGAAATTAAACCAGGTAATTATGAAATAGAATCACTTATTTCACTAATTAATAGTCAAATAACAACTATTAATGTATCAATTGTAAACGAAAAAATATGCATAAAACATAATAATAATTCTAATTTTGATTTAGTATTTACAGATGATACTGTATTAAAAATATTAGGATTTAGGTCAGATATTAAACCAGTAGCAGGAAAAAATACATACAACGCACCTGAAGAATATAATTTAGATCCTAATTCGAAAGTATATTTTTCGATGCATGGTATGACAGGTAATCACATTGAATTAATATTCAACGAAAAAATAACAAACGAAATAGTACTAAAACAGTCAAAAAATGGGTTCTCGTTAAGACAACTTACTTTTGTATTTGAAAATTCTCTTGGACAAGTATATGATTTTACAGAACTATTTAGTTTACATATAGTTGTAGAATTTGCAGATTAAATAGCATCAGGATTACACATTTTATATGGTTTTACTCTGCCACTAAAATTCGAAAAATATTCTGCTCTACATGAATTTATTTGTTTAAATAATAATGGTGAATGTATTATATTTACAAACTTTTGACCAGCTAACATTCTAATTATGAAATTACAAGAGTAAACACCACATTCTGTTGAATCTAATTGAAAATGATTTTTATTTATTCTATATGTAGGTTCTTCACCATAATACTCTTTATGAAACTTTTTTAAAAAAGTTATGGCATCGTTCATTTCATAAATTGGATCATTACCACCTGAATCACAAAAATTAATAGATGGTTCAGTTGTATCATAAAATAAAGCAACCCAATGAGACCCCCCTTTATTATGCGGATCGCAATTAAATACAATAGAAAAATATTCTTTTCCTTGCTCAATATATTTTTCTATTTCTAATAACTCACAACCGGGTAATTTTATATAATCTCTTGGATGTGCGCCAAATGTTTTATGTTTAGGATATACTGGTTCTTGATATTGATTTAGTATATCATTAATATGTGTTGTTGTTAACCATTCTGTACTACCTTTTGGGCCAGATGGTTTAAAAGTATTATTCATAATATCGTCATACATTTCGTTAACTAATTCTTTCATAAATGCTTGTTTAGATATACAGATAGACATATTTTTTGATTCACATTGTCTCTTAAATCTTTTTTTTAGATCAATCCATATTTCATTAGCGGGTTTATTTACGTTAATTAAATCATATTTTTTATCATAGTTATTTTTTGGCGCAAATGTTTTTTTTGTAATATATCTATTATAGGCCTTTGCCATTTCTATTATTTCCTGTTTTCTAAAACAAGAATTATTATTTCTATTCTTTCTACCAGGTGCACATACTTCTAATTCATCATTCATTATATTACATTAATAACATATTTAATGTTCTTAATGTTTTTTTAAATTATATATTTTTCTCCATTCTGATGGTTCTTTATAAAGTTGTTTACATTTTTCCCCGGTCGCAGCACAATACTCATCGTTAATATACTTAAATATTTTTTTGCTAGAATCTTTTCCATGTTTTTTTATTAGTGTTTCTATTTTATCTAATTTTTTTGGCTTTCTTTTAAAATATTCGACATAATTCCAAAATTGATTTAGCATTGGTATAATTTCTTTTTCGTATTTTTGTTTGTCCAACTTAATTAAATTACATGTGAAATTACGCAAATGCCAGTATATTGGTTTTACTAATATATGACTCTTAGAATCCGGAGTAGAACCAAATTCAATAAATACTTCAGCTATCCACTGTTTTATTTCGCTATTCGTCATATGTAATTTTTTTGGATATATGTATTTAGCATGCAAATGACATTTTGGATCTGATAGTTTTGATTTGTCGAATAGTTGTATAATACAACCTTTCTCAAGTCCGGTCGTTTTTGATATACTATCTATTCTAGGATGTGAATCATCCACAAAATCATCCCAACAAGAATATTCTTTTATACAACATTGTAAAAAATCACATTCTGACATTCCTGTCACGTACAATTGTGTTTGAACTTGTATATAATAATAATGTGGACACATATCCCCATCTAATTTGCCTTTAGTTAATATTGTACGAGAATACGGGCATTTTATTTCTAATAATCTCCCAACTAATGTACTTAATTCTTTATTATCAACAGATTCTTTAGTCTCTGGATAAGAATGTTTATTTTGATCATATCTATTTTTTTCACATATACCATCAGGACTTGCTCCAATAAATTTATGTATAGGGTGTTGTAATAGACCATACTCATACACCTCAATATTATTTCTGTAACTATAAAACATTGAAGCTATTTCTTCATATTTATTACCGTGATGTGTTGGTTCTGACACAATAAAATCTTTTTTGCGACCACACTTATCCAAAAATAATTCGACTGGATATTCGTAAGGATTATCGTCAATAACTGTTGATACAGCTGTTGCTGTCAGACATCCATCACGTTGTTTAAACCACCCTTCTGATTTTTGTTCATATTGTTTAATAGCTTTTAATTTTTCAATTTGTTTTTCTTTGTATATATGATCTTTTTCAGTGTATTTTTTATGTCTAAAGTCATATATATGATTAACTAAATCATCTGGTAATTTTATATTTGGAATTATATCATCATATTCATCAGATGAACTATCATCTAATGAATTATTATTATTATCTATTACAAATCCACTATATTCAGTATCTGATTCAGATGCTGAATTAGCTATCGATATTGTCTTACTAATTTCAAAACCACTATATTCAGATTCACTCATATTAATAATATTATTGTAATAATATTATTAACGAAACAAAACCTTATAACTGTCCGATTTTTTGTTATAAATTACACAGTCAATATTTGTAATTTGCATTTTTCTCATGTCATATGTTATGACAGATTTATTTTTTCCATATTTTTTATCATCTAATCCTTTACATAATTTTTCTAATACTTTTTTCCTATTTTTTTCTTTACCGTCATCATTTTTATAATTCAGTCTATTTACAAATTCTTCTAATTTCTTCCTTTTGTGAAAATCTTGTAACTTTATCCACGGTTTTTGATATGATACATTTTCCAAATTTGCTAAATAATCATTCATTGATGTTTTTTCTTTAGTATATGTATTATTAATTGCGTCATCATCCATACCAACTCTTTTTTTTAAATATTCAACATATTTACGGGGTACAATATCCTTATCGTCGTAATATTTAATTTCTTCAATAATTTTTGTTTTTACTAATGATTCTTGAAACGCATAATAGTCGAAATTATTCATTATAATAATAATATTTGATCTTCATATATTAATAAGTAAAATATAATCATTTTTTATTAACTTTCAATAATATAAGAATGCAACCAAACTGGGGAGGTTATAATAATAATACTCAAAATAATACACAATATCCAATGGATAATAGACATGGTAATATTCCTATGCCTATACAATCCAATAACAATGGATATAATAAAAATAGTTTTGGAACTGTATTTAATCCATTACCAAATATACCGTTTAATGGTTATGATCCAAAATCTTTGTTTGATAATCATAATTTTGTGAATTCCAATAATCTTTTACACAATAACTTACATAACATTATTCTCAATGAAAAAATCAGAGAATATTCTGTATTAATAGATAGTAAAGATCGTAATTATCAAGCTTATCCGGATCCTTTTCATTATACTGTGTCTTTTAATCCATTACCATCAAAAACTGAAATTGTCAATGGCAAAAAAGTCGTATATGAAACGCCCAATCCTATTGTCCAAGGAAATTTTGATAATGTCAGATATATTAAATTAGAAGATATATTTTTACCAATATTTACAAAAGTAACAAAAAAATGTGAAATAAATGAAGATGGTAATAAAATTATGGTAGATGCAATTGATGGTCGATATTTATTACCAGATGATATATATAATGTTTTAACAATAAAAGAATATACAGACGTAAATAATAGATCAACTAATGATGTACTTAATGACAGTTTTGCCACTGTTTATTATGATTACAGAATAAACGAAACACATTATCATGGTTATACAAAAAATGGAATAAAAATATTTGCGGAAGATGACTTAGCAACAATAAATAAATTTAGGATAGATTTTTACGATCAATATGGTAAACCTTTGAGAGTACCTAGTATAGATAAAAATATTATATCTGACACAGAATGTGATTGTGACGAAGATGATATTAATGATCCGAATAATAATTGTTTTCGTCATAATTTGCATCATCCATTAAATCCTATTTTTCAACATCATATACATTTTAAAATCGGAGTAGTTGAACCACATTTAAATAAAAAAGTATTCAGTTAAAAATAAATATTGATAATTTAACATTTATTTTGACTCTAATACACATAGTCTTTGTATTATTTGTTCTGTCGTTTCTTTTTGATCAGATAACTGATCAGATAATTCTTTAATAGAATCGTCCACTTCAGTATTAATATTAAATTGATTTATTACTGATGTTTCAATGTTTTTTATTTTATCATTCACAACAGAATTATCATTTAAAGTTTTAATATTGTCATTAATGGACATAATATTACTATCCAATAATGATAATTGTTCTTTGATAGTTTGTATTTTTTCGTGAAATATATTTTCAATATACGCATTATTAGTATTATTTATGTTTGTTACTAATTCTATCATATTGCTTTGTATGGATATTAATTCAGCTTTTAATTTAGATTGTTCGTTTTGAATAGAATCAATATTATTCTTTATATCTACAATATGTGCATTATGTTGAGTGTTAATTTGTTCAATATTATTTTTTACAGTATTCATTTCCGAAGGAAAATCTGATAAAGATTTTACATGTTCATACAAATTATTATATTCATTTTTCACAGAATTAATTTCGCTTGTTTGTGATGCCAACATTTGTATTCCAGTACGTAAATTATTATGTTCAGACTGAATATGTAATAGACTATTTTTAACATAATCAATATTATTACTTTCATACAAAACGGTATGTCCTGATGAATTCGTTATATCATAAGTGGTTGTGTCAATTGGTTTATTGATACGTATTTGTCTTTGTACCGGACTATACTTGTGAGATCCTTGTTTATTCCAACTCATAATTATACTTATATGTTAGCTTATTTAATTAAACTTTAGATTTGGAATATTAATTTTATTAGATATAACATATGTATGTGCGTCTATTTTTATAACTTCATCATTTTCCATATGTAATTTACCGACTGGATAATGTGTATCATAATCATAAACTATAGATGTTTTTGAATTTAACCAATAAAATTGTGGTTCTGTATAAAGAGGTTTATTGTTAGAATCATAACTATCAATAAATACGCCTCTTATTTTTGTGACTCTTATTCTTTCTATTTTTGTATTAGGTGCATATAATCCAATATCATATTTAATATCATCTTTTATGTCATCTTTATATGCAGCTCCAATATTTTTTGTTAATAATAAAGATTCTTGAAAATTAAAACAATTATACGATTTGGACATTTGATTATGTGATTTAAATAACACACAATCAACTGCTGCCTCTTTTAATGCATTTATAAATGTTTCATTAAGATTACTTTTTGCTTTTGCAATATCTTCTACTATTTCATCAGCAGTCATATTTTCTGTGTCATCTGAATCTCTTGTATTTGGTTTAATAACTTTTAAACGTATTACATCTAATTTTCTTTCTGATTGTTTTAATTGTTTATGTGAACATTGTCGATGACCACGACCAATAACTTGTTCAGTTCTAACGTCATTCCAATATGGTTCTAATATTAGTTCTAATCGCATATTGTACAATTGTATACCTTCAGTTGCAGATGGTGATAATAATATTACTTTAATTATTTCACCTCTAATATTATCATCAGCATTATACAATTCTTTTGTTTTATTTCTAAGTTCTCTTTCAATACGTCCATGATATTCACATACAGAAATACCTGCTAATTCTAAATATACTTTTTGCATATCCAATCCTTCCATATAAACATAATTAGAAAATATCATAACTTTACCAGGACAAACATAAGTGTAGAAAGTATTAGCTATCATTTTTGGACTGCATTCATATAAAGCTTTTGTAATATCAGAAATATTTTTTGCATTTTCGTAATATATCTTAAAATCTTTTTCATATTTATCATAATTTTCTTTAAAATCGTCCAAATCATCTTTTAATTTTCTTTTGGAATTGTCCATAATTTTTTCGAAATGCCTTTTTGTAGCTGATACAAATTTATTCATGGCTTTAATATATTCTTCGGCTTGTTCATTTGCTTGTTTTGCCTTTTCAACTGAATCAGCTTGTAAATCAGTAATATTAAAATCTTTTGGTCTTGGTCTTAAATCGCCTCTTATTTTTTCATTAACATGAGGGAATACAAAATTACAAGCTTGTCTTGTATAAGTCCTATATAATTTAGCAACTTTACCTCTTTTTTTCATTCTTTGTTCAATATCATTTTCCATTTTTTCGAATATACGATAAATATCATACTGATAATCGGACATTGGTAAATTTAAGTGTTTTAAATTTAATTCTGCATACAAGTCTGGCGTCGCTCCAACATAATAAGATACTAATCCCATAATACGACGTTCAAATAAATTTTTCTTGTCAGGTCTTAACACAGGATAAAGAGAATCAGTCACAAACATACGATTAAATTCTGCTTCTGACGATGGTAAAATACCTGGTCTTAGTAAATTAAAAATGAGTGATAATTCATATGGTACGTTAACAATTGGTGTTGCACTTAATAATAATACTTTTGTCATATGATTTTCAATCTTAAATTTGAGTATATAATCATATATTATTCTTGCTCTATGGCCAGATGTGTTTATATTGGAATAAACGTTTCTGATAAAATTGTGTGATTCTTCGATAACAAACATTGTTCTTTTTGTTAAATCTAATTTTTTCATTAAATCCATAAAATCTTTGTCAGCAAAAGGAGAATCATAATGTAATAAATGCACATTTTGATAAATTTTTGTATTAGTTACATCCATGTTTTCTTCTTGTTTTTCTCTATGTAACCATCGTCTTAAATTATTCATCCATGGGTCAGTATGTAATGATGCTTTTATTAAAATTACTATATTTGTATTTGGATCAGCGGCATACATTAAATTAATTAAATTAATTACTGTAACAGTCTTACCAGAACCCATACCATGATAAAGTAAACATTCATTATATGGACTATTAGGGCCAATATAATTACCTAAAAATGTTTGATATTTATGTAATTCTTGTTTATGCACAATATTACAAGGATCTTCGTCGGGAGATCTTATTACTGGTGGTAGTTTATATTGCTTAAAATTTTGTAATATCCAAGAAGGAAATAATACACCATTATGTTTAAGATCAATGTATTCGTTCATATTTTATACTATAGAATAGCATTTTAATAATTTCCATCATACATGCATAAATCCACTATTGTTAAAATACTATAAAAATAGCATTTTAATAATCTCCATCATACATATGTAAATCCACTATTGTTAATTGATAAATAGTATATCTTAAATCGTCAATAGTATTTTGATTATATAATTCCACAGATGCATTGCAAGTAGATATTTTATATGATAATGAATTAGTATTTGCTACATAATTCGAAATATCTTTTTCTATTTTTTGTTTTTTGTTATGAATATATTTATAAGTATATTCTTCTGCATTGTTTGTTGAAGATTCTGATGTAGATTCATTTTCTGATTCATCTGATAGTGTATCGACATCCGAATCTAAATTTTGTGTAGGTGTAGGTGTATTTACTAATTCAACTATAAAATTATCTGCATGTAAAATTACAGTATTATTTGGTACATTGTGATTATTAATTATATTAATATAAATATTCTTTTCATAATTGTATGAACCTGTAATGTTAAAACACAAATTAAGAATTTTTTGTGTAGATAATTCTGTTTCTAATATATTCGTAAATATTTGATATATTATGTCAGCTTCGTCTTTTGTCTTTGTTTGTATATTTATATCAAAATGAATTGATTTGTTTCTAGGATTTTTTAATAAATCTATCCATACTTTTATTGGTATTCGTTCTATAAAATTATAATTATCTCTAATATCATCTTCTGTACCATATAATTTTTTTGTTAATTCAATAATAAAACCGTGAACAATATTATCATAGGCATATTTTTGTGAATCCGTTAAATCATTTGCGAGTATGTATTTCATATACGAGTTGATGTCACATACATCATCAATATCTAATTCTAACAACAACTCTGTATTAGTACTATAATCAATAAATTGTGCTAATAAATTTGATTGGTTATCTAACAAATATTTTATTAAAACATTTCCTTCTATTTTTTCTTTGTTTGATAATAAATAAAAGAAATAAGGATGTAAATTCATATTAATATGTTCTTTAAAATCTCGAAATAAATAAACAATAACTTTACCAAGTAGTACAAAATCAAACTTTGAATAATTCTTAGGATTTGTTATCATATCATTTAATTTATCATTCGCTTCTTTTTTTAGTTCCGATATTATTTGTCTGAAAGTGCCCTTGCCATAACTTAAAGTTTTATTAGTTATCATATCATAAATAGTTGTATTAACAATATATGTTTCAGATGATCTTGATAATGTTGATAATATATTTGACATCTGACCATATACATTACTCTTATCAATATCTAAGTCAATATACACATTATTTTCATTATCTTCATTACCATCTTCACATAACATCCAATCGCAATTAGTTCGGAATAATTTTCCGAAGTTAATTCTAGGTAATAAACTTTTAAAATCAACATAATATATGTCATTTTTTGTAATAATACATAAGTGATTAGAGTGTATAAAAGATAAAGATGACATAGCTTTTCTACCACAATCTAATCGAGTCGTACAATTAGATACTATTTTAATTTGATTGTTGTCATATACATAATCTCTTATAATACCTAATTATTTTATTTGATCTAATATTATTTTAATACTTATTGGATAAGAATTACGTATTACAATTTGACCTTCTGAATGATGTATTTTGAATGGTATTTCGTGTATTTTTTTAGATGGATTTATAATTTCTTCTGCTTTAAAATTAATAGTACGATTATTAAATAATATAAATCTATTATCGTTCACGAATACTATTTTTGAAAACATTTTTCTATCAAACGAACTAGAAAATCCAATTCGATGATCATCATAATCAAAATATGGTTTATCATCAAAAGGTATGCTATTTATAATATTCTCGAAATCATAAATTAAATAAGCCAATTTTTCATGCAAAACAAATAAATAACCCACCTCTAATAAAATTAATATATGACTATCTTTGTGTGATATACAAGCAGTATCAATATCTAATATTTTATCATTTATCTGCAATTTATTGTAACCATTCACAAATATTAAGTAATTGTTGATAAATGTATAAGAAGAACCTACAAAAACGGAATTTCTAAATATGTTGTTTTTTTTACCAATTGATATAATTCTGACTGATCCATTCGTTAATTCACAATACAGATAATCATTTATTTTTTTTATCATTTTTGCATTTTTAATAATTGCTATTATTTTCATTTTGGATGAATTTGCTTTATGAGAATATATTAGACCATTTTCATCAAGCATTAAATAACTATTTGTCGTTTTTTTAGGTTTAAATTTTGTTGATGCTTTGTCATCAATATTAGCAATAACATGTACAATTTTACTCGATGCCATTAATACTATATTTAATTTACATTTGATAGATTTAAATATTATATCAATTTTTATTCAAAAATAAAAGTTAACAAATGACAAGAGGAAGTGTATACAATTGTGGGTTGTTAGCGAGCTCGCATAAGATCCTGTTCATTGAAAATATAAACATATAATTGTTGCAATAGTCACAATATCTTCTTTGTTAAATCAATTATTATAATAGTTGATTTCGCTGTGAGGGAGGATTTGTCTTGAATTAGTCTGAGTAAGAGACAGAACAATATCGTACGATATATGTTCTGTAAAGTACAAGACCGAAAGCTACTTCTAAGTCGATAAAACATAATATCAAAATTGCAAAACAGAAACCGATTGAAGTTCTGAAATTTATCTTGAAATATTTTTGTGTAGCAATAGCAACGTAAAATAAAAAAATACCGGAAAAAAAGATATTCCTGCAAGCCAGCAGAAAAAACGGCGAAAAAGGCAATTTCGTTATGTTCAGCAGACATTGTGTGATTGTAACTGGTTATATTGAACCTTCCAATTAGTTCAAAATTTTAAATTTTTTTGATACAGAATTAAAATCATAAGTAAAAATAAATTTATGAGTTGTATACGCTGATAATTCAAATAAAAAACGTGTATATATTTATGAGAACTAATAAATTCGTGTGTTATGTTAATTTTTAATTTAATTTAAAAAATAATATACAAGAAAAGGAAGAATAGGAGAAAATTTTTAGATTTGTGAGTTGAATTTGGTTAGTTTATAAACTACATATACAAGAGCTATACATGGGTTCACCAAAAAACATATCAAAATCTTAAAAGCTATTTGAACAGTGGAAATGGTAAAAACAGCTTTCGAGACTTTGAAAAAAAATTTACAAACAAACACAAAACAGAAAGTGAAAAAGAAACAAATGATTATGATAGTGAACGTTAAAAAGTCAATATCAATACCAAAAGCTACAGACAAGCAAAGACCCATAGTTGCAAAAATAAAAGTAATTTTTAACCCATTATACACAACTTTGCAAAAAAAGACCAAAAAGTAAACAAAAAAACAAACAGAAATTATAACAACGAACGAAAATAA